GGTGGCTGGAAATGTCTACAAATCCCCAGCTTTTTGATCTTGGTGGACCCATGAACGCCTGCGGCTGATCCCCGCAGGTAGGAGGCCTCGGCAACCCAGATGCCGGGGCCTCCGCCATATCTGGGAGTTGATATGAGCGTGCATTCGTGCCCGGGCTGCGGCAGCCAGCTGCAGAAGCAGGTCCGAAGGGGCAATCCGAGACGCTGGTGCAGCGAGAAATGCCGCCAGTGGGCGCGCCGGCACCCCGGCGAGCTACGCGTCGAGCAGCGGTCCTGCCTGACCTGTGCAGCGGATATCAGCCATCGTCAGATGACGGCCCAGTACTGTTCGCAGCGCTGCTCAGAGGTTGCCCGCGGGCAGCGACTCCCAGAACCTCTGCCGGAACGGCAGTGCGCGCTTCTCGAGTGCAGCGTGACGTTTCAGCCCCACAAGAACGGCCAGCGGTGCTGCTCTGAGCAGCACGGCCAGGTGCTGTGGAACCGCGAGTCCCGCGCCGACGGCCGCCAGGTACCCGAGCCGTGGACCGAGGCCCGCAGGGAACGCTGGAAGCGTCGGCAGGCTGCGAAGAAGGCCGCGTCATCCGGTCGCCCGGTGATCCGCGAGGACATCGGCAACCGCGACGGCTGGGTCTGCTACCTCTGCGAGCAGCCGATCGACCGGTCCCTGACCTGGCCCGACCCTGGCAGTGCGACCACAGATCACGTCGTGCCTCTGAGTAAGGGCGGCGAGCACGACCCCGACAACGTCCGGATCACCCATGCCCGGTGCAACTCCGCCAAGGGTGACCGGCTGCCAGGAAACCTCCTGACCCGCTGGGCGCAACGCCCGGCAACCGCCGCAATGGCATAGGAGAGATCATGAGTGGAATGGGGCCGCCCCCGAAGCCGGCGGCACAGCGCCGACGGACCAACGCGACAGTGGCCATGAGCCGGCTGCCGGCCGAGGGCCGCACCGGCGAACCGCCCAAGTGGCCATTCGACGTGGCCCTGCGGATCCACGCCGAGATGTGGTCCCAGATGTGGGCCACGCCGCAGGCCGCAGCCTGGGAGCGCATGGGATCGGGCATGGTGCGCGTGGTCGCGCGCTATGTGCAGATCCTGGTCTTGGCCGAGAGCGGCGACGAGAAGGCCTGGGTCGAGGTCCGCCAGCTCGAGGACCGCCTGGGCCTGACGCCCATGGCGATGCTCAGGCTGCGCTGGGAGATCGCCCCGGACGAGCTTGCCGAGGCTCGCGCCGCCAAGACCGCGCCGGCCACCCGCCGGCGGCTGCAGGTCGTCGACGACCCGGCGAAGGCCGGCTGATGGCCCAGATCGTGAAGCTCGAGCCCGGAGACATCCTCGTCCTGGCCAACCTCGGGCCACCGAAAGAGCAGTACGCCGGCGACCCAGACCCATACGACGGCCTTGCACAGCTCAAGGAAGAGTTGCAGCTCGGCAGCATCCTGCTGTTCGAGGGCGATGTCGATCTGTCGGTCCTTCCGGCAGGCTGGACGCCCGATGCCGTGGCGGGAGCCTGAGTATCCCGGCGAGTTCCCATCCCTAGGTTGGGACGTCGCGGAGTGGATCGAGGCCACGCTCACCGTCCCGGACGGCGAGCACCAGGGCGAGCCACTGAAGCTGACCGACGAGCAAGTGCGTTTCGTCATCCGCTTCTACCGGCTCAACGAGCTGGGCCACCGCCGCACCTACCGCCGCGGTGTCCTGGTCCGCCCGAAGGGCTGGGGCAAGTCCCCATTCCTGGCCGCGGTCGCCCTCGCCGAGCTCGCCGGGCCCGTGGTGCCCTCCGGATTCGACGCCGCCGGCGAACCGGTCGGCAGGCCGCGGGCAACCCCATGGATCCAGGTCGCCTCGGTGTCCGAGGACTCCACCGACAACACCTGGTCCGCGCTGTACCAGATGGCGCAGGACGGATCACTCGCCGAGCAGGTGCCGGGCCTGGACATCGGGATCACCCGTATCTACCTGCCCGGCGGCGGCCGCTGCGAGCCGGTCACCTCCCAGGCCGGATCCCGCGAAGGGCAACGCCTGACGTTCGCGGTTCTGGACGAAACCCACCTGTGGACGCCGACCTCCGGCGGCGTGAAGCTCGCCGAGACCCTTCGCCGCAACCTCGGCAAGCTCAGCGGCTACAGCGTCGAGACGACCAATGCCCCGTTCCTGGGCGAACAGTCGGTCGCGGAGGCCACCATCGAGGCCTGCCGCCGCGGCGGCAAGAACGCCCGCGGCATCCTGTTCGACCACCGCGAGGCTCCCGAAACCGACCTCACCGACACCGAGGCGCTGCGCGCATCCCTTCGCCACGTCTACGGCGACGCGTTCTGGATCGACATCGAGCGCATCATCGAAGAGGTCGAAGACCCCGACACCACCCCGGACAACGCCCGGCGGTTCTACCTCAACCAGGTCCGCGCCGCGGCCGACCGGGCCTTCGATCGGGACCGCTGGGCCGAGCTGGCCCGCCCGGACACGGTGGTGGCCGACAAGACGCCCGTGGTATTGGGCTTCGACGGCTCCCGGTTCGACGACGCCACCGCCCTGGTCGGCACCGTCATCGCCAGTGGCCACCAGTTCGTCCTGGGCCTGTGGGAGAAGCCCGCCGGTCCCGATGGCGAAGGCTGGGAGGTCCCGGCCGACGAGGTCGACGCCGCCGTCGCCGACGCCTTCGACCGGTTCAAGGTCTGGCGGCTGTACGCCGACCCGCCCTACTGGGAGTCGAACGTCGCAGCCTGGGCCGGCCGGTACGGCGACAAGCGGGTCCTGGAATGGTGGACCCACCGGGACCGCCAGGTCGCATTCGCGCTGCGCGCCTACCGGCAGGCCATGACCATCGGCGAGCTCACACACGATGGCGATTCGGCGATGGCCCGGCACATCGGCAACGCCGTCCGTCGCCGGGCCCGTGCCCGTGACGACGAAGGCCACCCGATGTGGACTATCGGCAAACCGGCCCGCCAGTCCCCATACAAGATCGACGCCGCGATGGCCGGCTGCCTTGCCTGGGAGGCCAGGCGAGACGCGATCGCCGCAGGACAGAACAAGCCCGCAAAGGACGGCCGGATGGTGGTGATGCGCTGATGCTGGACCTGACGCCGGATGAGTGGCTCCGCATGCTGTTGTTCCGCCATCAGATGGAACTGGACCAGCTCACGGCCCTGAACAACTACTACGAGGGCTGCCAGCCCCTTGCCTACCTGCACCCCGAACTGCAGGCCGAGCTCGGCGAGCAGCTGCAGCAGGTCGTCATCAACTGGCCCAGACTGGTGGTCGACGCCGTCGAGGAACGTCTGGACGTCACCGGGTTCCGGCTCCCGAACGCCGAGTCCGGGGATACGGAGATGTGGCGGGTCTGGACGGCCAACGGCATGGCCGGGCAGTCCCAGCAGGGCCGCATCGACGCCCTGGTGATGCGGCGATCGTTCATCTTCGTCGGCGCGAACCCGGACGACGACGACACCCCGCTGATCACCGCCGAATCGCCGCTGCAGGTGTACGCCTACTACGATCCGGCGACCCGGGCCGAGCAGGCAGTGGTGAAGCGCTGGCACGACACCGACCCGTTCACCGGCTCGCTGCTGAACCAGTACGCCACGCTGAAACTGCCGAACGCCACCTACCACTACAAGTTCGGCGGCGAGGTCGGCTGGCAGGAGATCGACCGGGACGTGCATAACCTCGGCAGGCCGGCCGTGGTGACGCTGGCCAACCGCGGCCGGCTCTTGGTGCCCGGTGGGATCAGCGAGCTGGCGGACATCATCCCGATCTCCGATGCCGCCTGCAAGATCGCCACGGACATGATGGTGGGCTCGGAGTTCCACGCGATGCCCCGCCGGTGGGCGCTCGGGTTCGACCAGGCCGACTTCACCGACCCCGACGGCAAGCCGGTGTCGATCTGGTCCCGCCTGGCCGGCCGGATCTGGGCCACGGCCAAGAACACGAGGGACGACGGCGTCCAGGTCGGCCAGTTCGCGGAGTCGGATCTGAGCAACTTCCACTCCACCATCGAGCTGCTCGCTCGGACCGCCGCGGCGATGGCCGCGCTGCCGCCCAACTACATGGGCCTGTCAGCCGATGACGCGGCCAGTGATGCGGCGATCCGCTCGCGCGAGGCCCGGCTCGTCAAGCGCGCCGAGCGCAAGTGCGGGTCCTTCGGCGCCGGCTATGAGCAGATGCAGCGGCTGGTCCGCCGATTCCAGACCGGCGAGTGGGACCCGACGCTGGACCAGGTGGAGACGCTGTGGGCCGACCCGGCGACCCCGACCTACGCGCAGAAGGCCGACGCCGTCGTCAAGCTGCACGGCGCCGGCATCCTGCCGGTCGAGCAGGCCTGGGAGGACCTGGGCTACTCCAGCGCACAGCAGGCCCGCATGCAGCAGATGCGCACTGACGCGCTCAACCGGGCCATCGACGGTGACCTGGCCGCGCTGGTTGGCCCGAAGCCGCCGCCGCCGCAGCTGCCGCCGCCGGAGCAGATGCCGGAGCAGATGCCGGAGCTTGCCTCCGGTGACTGAGCGGACGGCCGAGCAGGTCGCCGCCGCCCACTACCGCCAGCAGCAGACCAACGTCCGGCAGACCGCCACGGCCGCGCAGGCGATCTGGCGCGGCGTCGACGCCGGCGCCCTGGACCAGTCCTGGCTCACGGCCGGCCCGCTGCTCGTGAGCACCATCGCCGACGGGCAGCGCCGCGCGGCCTCTCCTGCCGACGCCTACGTCAGCGCAGCGCTGACCGCCGACGGTGGTACCAGCGACCCCGGCGGCCAGCTGGTCGTCGGCGCGTTCGCCGGCCAGGCCGCGGACGGCCGGTCCCTGACCAGCCTGCTGTATGAGCCGTGGATCGAGACCGCCTGGCGGCTGGCGAACGGGCAGAGCAAGCCGGAGGCGATGAACGGCGGCCTGGCCACCCTCATCCGACAGGTCGGCACCGAAGTGCCCGATGCCGGGCGCGGCGCGGTCGGCGTGAGCCTGGCCGGGAACCGGGCAGCCTCCGGCTACGTGCGCGTGCTCACCCCGCCGTCGTGCTCGCGCTGCGTCATCCTGGCCGGGCGGCACTACCGGTACAGCTCCGGTTTCCAGCGGCACCCCCGCTGCGACTGCGTGAACCTGCCAGTCGCCGGCACCCGCGCGGGCCACCTGACCACCGATCCTGACGAGTACTTCCACAGCCTGGGCCGAGCCGAGCAGGACCGGATCTTCACCGCCGCCGGCGCGCAGGCCATCCGGGACGGCGCGGACATGTCCAGCGTCGTCAACGCCCGCCGTGGCATGTACACCGCCGACGCCTACGGACACCGCCTGGCCTCGACCTACGACGCGACCACCAGACGCGGCGCGTTCTTCCGCTCCGAGCGCAAACGCGCCATCGACCGCGGCCTCATCCCGCCATCAGGCACCGGATTTCGCCTGATGACCCCCCGGCTGCTGCCGGAGGAGATCTACAAGCAGGCCGGCAACCGCGACGAGCTGATCGCCATGCTGCGCCGCTACGGCTACATCCGCTGACCCCGCAACGGGGCCAGCCCCGCCACCCGCAACGGGAGAGAACATGCCTGAACAGCCCACGCCCACCCCGCCGGCGGCCCCGGCCCCGGCGCCTCCTGCGCCACCGTCGGAGCCGGCGCCCCCGGCCGAACCGGCGGCACCGACGGAGCCGAAGGACTGGGCCGCCGAGGCCGAGAAGTGGAAGAAGCTCAGCCGCCAGAACGAGGACAAGGCCAAGGAGAACGCGGCCGCGGCCAAGCGCCTGGCGGAGATCGAGGACGCCGCAAAGACCGAAGCCCAGAAGCTCACCGACCGCCTGGCGGCCGCCGAGGAGCGTGCGAACGCCGCCACCCGGCTGGCCGTGGCCTCCCGCGTCCAGGCCATGGCCACCGGCCGGTTCGCAGACCCCGCCGACGCCGTCGACGCCCTGGGAGGCGACTTCCTCGACGACGCCGGCCGGGTCGACGACGCCGCCATCGAGACGGCCCTGGCCGGCCTGCTCGAGCGCAAGCCGCACTGGGCCGCCGCAGCCGGCGCCCGCACCCCTCGCCCCGACCCGTCTCAGGGCCCCAGACCCGGCGGAACCGTCAGCGTCGACGCCCAGATCGC